TACCAACCCAATCTGTCACATCAGTTGGTGTATCTTGAACACCATCCAAGAAATAAGCAACTTGATTTGACTTAAATTGTTTGTTTAGTTCACCAGCAATTATATCCGCTAATTGATCTCTATTAGACATTTATTTCTCCCAAATAAGACGAGTAGGGGCGGAAAAGGAGGAAACCACCCCCACTCTAACCGTATGTACGGCTTTATGAATTAAATAACTTATCGAAGTCATCTTCTACATTAGAAGACGCTTCCGTTGTTACCATTTCTGGTTCTGATTTTGTTTCTGTTTCACCAGCAACATTATTACTATCAGAAGGATTCAGAAAGTTAGAAAGATGACTCTTTAACTCATCAAAAGTTGGTTCTTGATACAACTCTTTGAGTTCAGGTTGTTCTTCCAATAACTTGGTAAGTATATTAGAATCATCAGAAAGTGCAGTAACATTTGGTTTGACACGAATAGTAGTCTTACCATATTGGTTACCAGCTTCGGCAGGTGTTTGTCTTTCAACAACGATATCACGACCTGTAGTAGAGTCGGATATATCACCATAATCTGGATCTGCTATTATACCAAGAAGTTCTTGATACACAGTTTTTCCAAATCCCCAAAACTTAACGCCTTCAGATTCTTCACCTCGAACAACGACAGGAAGAAATGTTCTCATCTTTGGTTCGATTCTTTTACCTTGAATCCATTCATCTTTGTTGCCAGTTGATTTCAACTTATCAGCAAATTGTTGAACAGGATCTGGTCTACCATATGAAAGTGGTGATAGAACAGTCTTATTAGGAACTAAACTATAATGAAAAAATAGTTCACTAAAAGGGTTATTCTTATCAAACTTGTAAGGTACAATCCTGATTTGGGATTTTCCTGGTTGAGGTTTCCAAAACGCATTAGTTTGCGTATTTTGTAACTGATTGAGACGACTTTTTATAGCATCTAAGTCCATGTTTATTCTCCGTAGTTTATGTTATTATTATTATTGTTATTACTATAAATATTACTAAAGTAAAATTTGTAGATAACCAATTTATTTTATATAATATACAAATAAATTATGATAAAGTCAAGATATTTTTTTAAGTATTTGATCAATTTTGGTTTCTAAAGCATCTAACCTACTCTCTATTGTAGTAGGTTTAGTTCTATATGCCATAAATTGTTTGGATACCATATCTATCATTTTTTCTTTGTCTATTACATTTGTAGGAAGATGTTTATCATTTTCCTTATACCATAATATAACACTTTTTTTCCAATTATCCAAGTCTTTTCCTGAACTATTTTCAATATCTAAATGTGGAAGTGGTGTTAGTGGTACTTTTGTACTTATTGGTTCTGCTCGTAAGAACTTCTGAATATCTTTTTTATCCTTATAACCCAAAAGAGTCGTACCTATATTTGAGTTGTACATAAGAGGAACAATATTCTGTAACTTATTCATACGAATTATACTATCGTATATTACTTTAGATTTTTCTTCATCAATAGAACAGATTTTTATTTTCTGCTCATCATTTAATGTTTTGTTTATTTCATCTATTGATGGTTTCATTTTCTGACACCAGATACATCCACTTCTGGTGAAAAAATATATTGGTGATGCCATTATAACTCTATTATTTTTAATATCCTTGTTGGTATTTTCTGTAAACCCTCTTTATTCGATATTAGGATCATATTCTTATATGTGTCCCATTCGACCTGATAGTTAGTATCCAACACTCCGTTGTTTATTAACTTTATCAGTTCGTTTAGGGCGTTTATCGTATAAAGTGTATTTGTAATTTTCTTACGATGTAAAGAAATGGTATTCTGTACAGCGTTAAAATCTATTTCATCTTGTTGATTAACATTATAGGTACAAATCAGTTCTTTTGGTTTGTCCTCGTTTTGTAGTACATAAATTTTTTCGAACACTACCTTGAAATTCTTCGTAATATCACGAATAGATTGCTCAAGATTATGTTGTGTTGTAAATGTACAAAGTAGTTGTGTTCTCATTTTTTTTCCAATTAAGTTATTTACTCTTTAAGCATTTTTGCAAATCTTTACCAAAATTACCTAAAATACCGTTATTTCCAACACCCTTAGTTCTATATGATTCTTTTCCAATTTCTATTGATTTTTTATTGTCTTGTCCATTAAATGTTAATGATTGAGATTCAGATGATACTCTCATTGTCTTTCTTAAATGGAACATTAATTGTTCTTTACCCTCTTTAGAATCTAAATCACCATTAAAACCAGATAATTCTGACAGACAATCTCTTATCATACCAGAGTTTACACTCTTACCGGCGATGTTCATGTCACCAATATCTTCTTCTTCACCGAGGATATACCTATCCCAATGCATTTGTTTCATGTAAGAATTAATATAAGCTTGTGTATGAGGTCCATTTACAGGAGGTTGTGGTTGGTTTGGTGCATTTTCACTTTGCCATTTTTCATCATCATTAATTAAATCAGTTACGATTTGTTCATGAGCAGCACCCATGGCATCTCTAGTTTGAGCTCCAACCTTTTCAATCCAATTTAATTCTGGTGATAATAAAGTATCTAAAGACTCTATATCAAATGGAACACCATCATCTGTTTTATATCCATTTATTGTTTCTAACGTTTTTTGTTTTACTTCTTCGTCTGATAAATTAGGATTCTGTTTTCTTATTCTACTATGAACTTCTCTTGCTAATTTTACATTATCGGAAAGTTTTACAATTATTTTATTAACACTTGTAGTAGTGTCACCTCGTTTTGATAACTCTAATACTGCTCCAGCAATATCATCATCAGAGTATGGTGGTTGCATTCCCAATTCTTGTAAAACATTATTTACTTTTTTACCCAATGCCTTATTAGATTTTATTTCGTTTTTAATACCAGTTAAATAATCACTTCTACCCTTTGAACCGGCACCTAAGTTTTGAAGTTGTTTACCTAATTTATGTTTTGATGAAAATTCACGACTGTTTGACACATTGTTCTGTATTGCACCACTTGGTCCTTGTCCAGCTTCTTCAATTGAAGTTACCGCCGTTTGAATATTAGTATCTATGTTACTTTCTATACGTTTAGCATCTTCTTGATTTATATTATATTCCTTAGAAACAGAGTCAACAGCAGATTTCATTACTTCGCCTCTTTTATTAACTGTAGTATTGAATACTGGATCAGTAAAAGATTTCTTATTAGAAGTATGTTTAAATCCAATAAAACCATCTGTAGTTTCATATAAAACACCAGTATCAGAATCTTCTCTTTCAGTAATAAATTTTATTTGTCTTTTGTAATGTTTTACGGCATCGTCATCATTTGCAGAAGTTGCTTCTTGTAGTTTCGTATCCATTAAACCTAATAATCTTTTTTTAGAACCACCCTTATCGTTTACTGGATCCATCACTCCGATTGGATATGGATTACTTTGAGGTTTTTTAAATCTATATTTTTTATTATTTTGAAGTTCTTCAATTTCACTAACACCCGTTTTATAAGAAACTTTTAACCATACTTTTATATCAGAATCTTTCATACCCTTACTAACTGAAGAATTTCTTACATCATCAAAATGTTTATTAACAAAATCATCTTCAGATATAGGTTTGTCATTATATTCTTCTAAAGCAACTCCACCATACATTTCACCAATAGCAGAACCACCAGTTCCAGGTGGTGATTTTTTTCCTTTTAATATATCATCTTTTTCATTAGCAAATGAAGTTACTATATTTTCTGATTCTTCTTTTGTTTTATCACCCTTACCACTATCATCGGTTTCGTATGGGTTCTTGTCAATCGTCATGGTTTTCTTTTCAGACTCATCATCTTCACCATCACTTTCTTTATCCTTTAAGTCAGCAGCCGCAACAGCAAGTTTTTTGTTTTGACTTGAATCACCACTTTTAATATCACTAGCGTATTGTTTGATTGTATCTAAACCTGTTTCTCTATCTCTACCATCTGTGTCTTTCCATTTTATCTTTTCATCA